AAAAGATTCAAGAGTATGTTCGAGAGGCTCGTGATTCGGCCTTTCAAATACTCCTCTGGCTGCAGCGTGAGATTAAACCGCTGCCTTTAGGTCCCGATCCCCCTCAAGGGTATTTGGTCTTTAAAGAGTACTTCACGACGCACCTTGTCGAAGAATATAATCGAGCGAAAGCTAAATTAGATCTTCAAGGTATTAAAGTCGTCGACCTCGGGAAATGTGCGCGTCAAATAGAGACAATTTTGATAGCATATTTTGCACAGGGCTACACAACAATTGGTAATAATTGTGTAGATGTGCCTCTATTGACAATGGACATGCTTAAACTATTTATCTTGGATGAATCTGATTTATCTGAAGAATATCTAAAATTTAAGACTTGTTACATCTTCGCAAAAGGATGTTGTCAATCGGAATTACCGAAACGACCAAGTTGGCTCCAAGATAATGAGGAGCCAACAGATTTATTAATGGGTCGCTTTGGCGTGTGGATACGAAGAAGAATGAAACCACATAGAAGGCGTATTTTATGGACATTCCTTAATATAAAGAAGGGAATGCCTAATATGTCTGAAGAGAAGAAAGAACAATCAGTATTAAAGACTGTTCAGGCCCTTTGTCAATCTGATAAGGTCTATCCTTTCGACGATAATCTTACCTTCAAGGTTTTAAAGCTTGAATGTGAGAGAACAATAGATGAGATATACCCAAAAGGTTGGTATGAACCTGGAAATCTTCTCCTACCTTCTATTAGTGGTCATTATGGTTTTACGGTGGAATTATTGGGGGCTTTTGGTATGATTCGACAAGATTGGGGTGAATTGCGTTTATTTGAGCGTGACCATCCTAGTAATATTTTACTTAATGATTCTGTTGTCGATGATTCCTTACCCTCCCTTTCTCAGGAAGAGATTGATCGGTTTATTAGACTACTCGGTAGCTTACCATCACATGGCGATATAGTTAACCTTGTTCGGCCCACAGGATTACTTGAACCTTTTAAAGTTCGAGTGATTACCGGTGGTCCTGAATATCGTTATTATATTTGTCGCTTCTTGCAAAAGTGCTTGCACCAACATCTGAGAAATCATGATGTTTTTAAAGTCATAGGTGAGCCTCTCACTGCAGAATATTTAGATAATCGTCTGTGGGATCTCCGTTCTTCTCCTGATTTGTTTGTGGTATCTGGAGATTATAAATCAGCTACTGATAATTTTCATGCATCTCTTTCGGATGCTATGGCTATTCGTGTTGCTCGCAACGCTGGATGGTCTTATGATGTCACCCAATTATTGGTAGATTCACTTACAAGACACACGTTTTTAGTACCAAATTCCTTATTAAATCGTCAACGATATTTTCCTAATGGAATAACTCTTAAAGATGTCTATCGTGGTTATGACATGAACTCTCTCTATGATCCTTTGGAAATGGAGAGATGTGAATTTCATGATACCTTACCATTGGATGAGTTTGAATTCCTTATTGTTAATCAAAATGTAGGCCAGCTTATGGGTTCACCAACTTCTTTCCCTTTTCTTTGTATAGGAAATGCCGCCGTTACTCGTTATGCTTTAAGCAAATCTCATCCATGTAAAAATGTTTGGGGTATGTCTTTAGTCGAATCGGGTATGGCTGTAAATGGTGATGATATTGCTTTTGTGACAAATGCTGGTGGATATGATCTTTGGAAGAAGGTCACTTCTGCTGCCGGTCTA